CCGCATCTTTCTACGGACAAATTGCCGGCCATACAGTGAATGGTGATGGTATCGATTGCATGGTTTCGCGGGCTGGTTTTATTTGGACTTATTTTTATATAACTTATTAACTGACTGTTTGCATATCCCATTGGCTTTGTTCCCTCCATTTGTGGATCATATTTTGTTAAATTGTAGTTATTACAGAAAGCAAGTTGTCAACATATTTTAACCTTGTTGCATATCCATATTTTTTAATGGTTTCAAGATATGTTTTTGGATTAGTTACTCCTTTTAAATTTGAATGATTTGCATTATTAATAAAATCAAAATATCCTTGTACTCCAGATTCCATATTAGGAAACTTCATCCAATGCATTTATGAAGATGTATAAGAACCATCTGTATTCTGCTCGCTCCCTATTTTGTTATAAATACCACATGCAGTAGGACATCTGTTATCTCTATATTTTAGACCAAAATAGTTGTTCGCGTTTTTAGTAAGTTCTGATGTTCCACTAGCTGATTCTAATACGGCTTGAGCTATGATTGGAGAGCATACCTTAATTCCGTATTTAGGTGCATATTTTTGTATAAGTGGTGCTATTTGCTCTATAAATCCTATTTAAATTACCTCCAACTATTTAAGAATTAGATATATCTGATTTTTAAATAGTTGATATTTATATGAGTTGAAATGGTTTTCTATTGTGTATTGAAATTTCTTAGATTATCAACACACTGTTTCAATGTTTCACATACATAATCTAATTCTTCTTTTGTTTCTTCACCACTAAATGTTAGCCTTATACATGAATGAATATCATGTTCATTAATTCCAATTGCAACCAATGTTGGACTAGGAGTTAATTCGCCGCTTGAACATGCACTTCCAACAGATACACATATTTCGTTCATATCAAGAAGTATCATTAAACTTTCTGCTTCGCATTTAGGGAAACACATATATAAATTATGTGGCAGACGATTGCCGGAATCTATTGGACTACCGACCAAATAACTATCTGATATATCTTTCACTATGTAATTATAAACATAATCTCTATTAGAAGACGAGATAAAAGCGTAGTCATATTCTTGAATTGCTTTTCCTAAACTAGCAATTCCAATAACGTTTTCTGTGCCAGCATAGTACCCACTTTCCTGCGATCCATAAACTAACGGTTCAAGTTTAATATCCTTTTTCTTATATAGAACACCGCAACCTTTTAGTGCATGAATTTTATGTCCACTAAAGCCCATCATATCAACATCCAACTTTTTCACATCAATCGGAATTGCTGGTATACTGCCAGTACAATCCAGATAAACAATACCATTGTGTAAATGTGTAATCTTGATAATCTGTTCTATATTTTGAATAGTTCCTATTTCACTATTGGCATGATCTATTACGACAAATGGAGTATCAATACAAACATCTAAATATTCTTTTAAGTCGTGTACATCAATCACACCTTCTTTATTCACTTTTAATGGAATGATACTGTGATAAGACTCTACACATTTTAGAATAGATTTGTGCGCAATAGGAGAGTAGAAGATTGTACAATTATTCTGCTGGTAGAAACCCTTAACAGCCAATGTATTGCTTGATGACCCTCCACATGTAAAATAAATATCATCTGAATTTGCATTGATAAATTTTGCTACTGACTGTCTTGCACTTGAAATAATTTGTTTGGGTTTTTCGCCTTGTGAATGTAAACTTGACGGATTACCCCATTCATCTAATATAGATATTAAATATCCCTTTACTGAATCTGTTAATGGTGTCGTTGCCGCATTGTCCAAATAAACTCTCATTTCAATCTCTCCATTATACTTCATATTTTGTATTAGAATACATTTCAGCCAAAGCAGACCAAAGACGTTTTTCTTTTCTATATTTCCATACTGAAATGTTATCTTCGTTTTTATACACCCATGTATATCTAATACCCTTTGATTTTAAAAATACTACTTCATCCAGAAATGATGTTTGATATTCCTTATCCCATATATTTTTCTTTTCCATACATTAAAATTGACCGTAAAAAAATGGGATATATCAAAATCAATTCAATTAACAGATTGAAAAGAATTCAATATATCCCATTTCTCTAATCAATCTGCTCTCTTTCCTCATTATCTATATTCTTTTTTCTACCCCTTCTGGGTTTTATGGTTTCTACATCGGCTACATCATCTACATCAAATGTAGGCAAACTATCATTATGAATAGCCTGACTAATTTCAGGCTCCACTTTTAACCGTCTCGATTCTTCAATTTTTGCAAAATATTCTTTTGCACATTCTGGTGAGCAAGCCACTCTTTTCCATCGAAACATTGTCTTGTCATTTTCACAATCTGCGCATGGAGTGAACATTCTACCACAGATTTTACATGGTTTTTGTACTTTATTCGCCATTTACGACCTCCTTACAATAGGAGAGTGCAAAGCACCCTCCGATATTTTTTTAGACACCGTAAACAATCAGATCCCAAAGGTTTGTGGAACCAGTACAGCCACCAGCAAGAGACTCTGCTTCAAAGGAATGTGCAAAGTTATCGCCACCAAGAGACAGTTCAAACTCACCAGATACATCAGCTCTCTGAATGATAACCTGACCTGCGTACTCTACATCGCAATTGTCCTGAAGAACAACATCAATATAAAGTTTCAGCACCTTACTGTACTTTTCAGAGTCATTGGAAATCCTTGCAGACTCAACTTCTACGTCGTAAAATGCAACCAGTTCTGTACCGTCAGCAATACCATCAACTGTAAGTTCATTTGTTGTAGGATCATAAGCAAACTTTCCAGCAGCCGCAGCGGAATCCTGCTCCAGTTTCGCACCAAGAGAACCATTAGCATTCTTGATATAGACTGTTCCAATTTCTGCACCAGTTACGCCAACTGCTGTTTTAGAAGTCGTACACTTATTGCTGTTTACAGTCATTACATCAGTGATTCGTACATTAAATGTACCCTGTTCAACTTCTGTACCAGTCTGTGCAGCTAAAGCACCACCCACAAGTACACCGTTAGTAGCGGATACTGTTACCGCTTTATTCTTCTTTAAAGAAGCAAGTTTTCTACCATTTCTACCCTGAACATCAGATTTCTCTTGTGTATTGTTAATAGTACCATTCTGAACTTCGTCCATAATGAACTCTAACTCCCCAGCATTATTAAAAGCTGTGATCTGGGCAACTTCTGTAATAATTAATTTACTAACATCTACTGCCATTATTTTCCCTCCTAATTTTCGTTAGAAATATGCAAAATAAAAAGACCCACGTAGGAGTCCTTAAAATTTTTGTTATTTGATTGGTAGCCAAGACAAACATGATCTATCTTTCAGCTTAGAAGTATCAATCGTGCCGGCATACACACCAATCATCGTATTGTCAAAATTAATACTTGTTTTTATTTGTTCAAAACTTTGATTAAATTGATATATACTCAAATTATCAACAGTTTCATAATTATATTTGAATTCTGGTCTATTTACTAATGCTACAACTATTTTTTCTAAATATGGTTCATATTGTTTGTTAGCATTGCGTTTTTGCTTTTTGCGTTCTAATCTGATGCGAAATTCTTTTGCTTCATTATTACCTGGCTTACGAGTTTCCCTTTTTAAACCATTTACTTTTCTGATTGTTTCTACGATTTGGCTATATACAAATTCGTCAATTGTAATATTATTTTTTGCGCTGTATAAAACTGGTGTATTATTTTGCGGATTAGGACTCAATATTATATCAGATAAGTCTATGTCGCCAAATAATATATTCATGTTATCATGTACAAAAGACGGAAATAACATTATGAATAGTTGATAATCAGTAACTTGTGTAAAATCAAGTCCAATGTCATCAAGCTGCACCATATATTGAAATGGTGTTGCAGTTAGTGAAGAAACCAAATTATAATAATGCTGTTCATTTTCTAAGATCTCACCAACAGTAGGAATTCTAATTGATAAATTGGGAAGAATATCAATGGATGATAGTTTTAATAAACTCTTTTTATTTTCCATTTTTCAACCCATTATTAAAATCTTTTACAACGAATTTTAATAGCCTTCCTTTGAATTTCATCTGAGGTGCATATGGTGTGTTACTTGTAAGTATTGTTTTACCAATACCTAACACATTTTTTTCACAAAAAATATTATCTAATTCACAAACTGCTTTGTCGTACCACAAATATGTTCTACCTTTTTCTGTATATTGAATAATATCTTCATGACATACTACAAAGAAGTAAATGGTTAAATCTTTGAATACATTATTTTTAGGATCAATAATTGCACTGATCTCATAGTTAATAAACCTATTTGTTTTATCCTGTGTTCCTGGTATGTATTCATGTGGAAATGAATATTTATATGGGATAATATCTTCAGGATATTCTTCATTCTCGCAACCAAGTAATTTGATGATTTCAGGAGAAGTGCATATTTGCCTTTCTATAAGTTTTCTGTATTCAATAATTTCATAACTTCTTGATTTTCCGATAAATATACACCTCCATCATTCCACAATATTTATCATAATCTCTGATAAGACAGCACCACCAACGACAATCTGCACCAAAAAAGAACCTCCAATAAGGTTCTCATCATTAACAGAAACAGTTATTTTATTATCTATAATAGTTTGTTTGATATTGAAATCAGAAATAACTTTCCACCGATAATCTACTTCATGCCAATCAACAGCATTTCCATCTGTATCAGTAAATGTGACAGTATATGAACGCCTGTATCCATTCTTCAGATTTGTATTCCCAGAAATCATACACCTTAAATCTGTCGTTTCATTGGGTTCTGATGGAATGGGTGGGAGAGGAGTTACCTCAACATAATCACATATCCAAACCTGTGTACCATTATCCAACGTGATAAGTTTATCTGATTCAGTATTCAATGGTGTTTCCGTAACGGTTACACAACAAAGACCTTTTCCATAGTTATAGGCAGTATTATCATTCTGTGTAACTTTATAACAGGTAGGCTTTTTGATATTTTTATCTATAGCAAACCGCATTGGAGAATCCAATATAATTGTGTCATCATTACACTGCATTTTTAACATATGCTGTGCTGATCCAAGAGTCATTGTTGAATTACTTGTCTCACCGCTATTGTACTGGGTACTATTCTGGTCAATTACATACTGGCTCTTTAACTCGCCATTTTCATTTATCCAATATATTTTCCAGTCACAACTCATAAAAGTGGCACGACAATATAACTTGTGAAAAGAATATGAATTCATACATAACCAAACCATGCCTTCATATGCTAAATAATCGCCACATTCGATCCAGTCCTTATCAAGAATTGTCTCTACTGTAATTTTGTGGTGAACAGTATCAACAAACTTTCTGTCAAATATTCTTGGACTCTCTGTAAAAGGATTGCCATTAAGTAGAACATCTTCTTCTCTGTCCATTGCCTGATCATATAGAAATCGTATCTGCCGTTCTTTTTGATTTAACATCCTGTTTCGTACAGAAGCAGAAGAGGGGAGTGTTATTTTATATGACTCATATGCCATTACCAGCTACCTCCTTCTTCAATTCTGACAACAGGTTACAAACTTTCAGAATATGTCTCTTATAATCATCGTGGTCAGATACCTCAAACAAAGACTGCAAATGAGACAATATATCTACAACAATATAACTGTCATATTTGATTAACGCTGTGTTGCCATTAATCGTCTGTATTAAGTTCTTTTGATATATAGTGTGAGAGTTTTTATTTTCTTCTGAAATTGCAGATTCCTCAAACATTGGAAGTAAAGCAAATACTTTATTTATTAGAAAGTCAAGATAATCGCAGGTTAATTTATCTGGTATTGTTGTTTGATAAATCGTATTCATTACCACTTAAACCCATTATATCCTGAACGCTTTACATCATATCCAACTTCCTCTTTTAACAAATATAAAGCATTTAACTTACCTTCCAAATTATTTTTCTCTGCATATGTTTTGAAATCTCCATCTTGTAGATGTAATTGCATCTGCATAATATCGTGAGTTTCCTTAGACAAGTACCCAATCATAATATACTTTGCAATAATAAGCTGTCTTCCATCAGAAAGTTTGCCATTGAACTGACGTAAAATGTCATCCCTATCGGATATATCTATACCAGCACCATTTTCTAATTCCCCAGAGGCTATTTTTAAATAGGGCATAAAGAAAGTCTCTATGCCGTCCTCACCATCTTTCACATATATATCATCAATCTTATATGAACTAATCAAAGAAAGAACTAATTCATAAACATCGGAGTATGTTGTAACCATAGACACCTCCGTTATTTCAATTTGCTTGCAAGTTCCATAATATTTACATTACATGCAGTTCCGATAGCGTTTACCTTATTCATATCAATAGAACCGCCATGATTTAATTTATCAACAACAAGGTCTATGATAGTTTCCTGAATGGCAGGAGTGGTAGAAGTAATCATTTCCATAATTACATTCATATCAAAGTCTAAAATATTTTCGATTGTATCAGGTGTAAGGAATTTCTTATATGCGTCTTCCAAACATTGTTCCCTAATAACATTCGGATCACTAATATAAATTAGACCATCCTCAAATAACCACCTATCGGTATTGATACAGTTAATTAAATGTTCATATATGATTGGGATTGTCTGACCAAGTTTTTCAAACCTAAAATGCCTTGCAGAACCATCATTTGAAGTTTTGAGATTTACGCCACCAGTAGTAATTGAAGTTACCAAGATTCTTGCGTTCATTTCTACATCTTCAACATTCTCTGATTTATCTGTATCTTTATTTTCAACAGCTACATTTTCTGATTCAGATTTGCTTGCCTGTAAATCCTTAATCATATTCACCATTTCTGCAAGCTGTTTTTTCAGTTCTTCATTTTCTTTTTTTAGTGAATCATCATTTGCTGTATTTACAGAAGATGGCATTTCAGAACGAACCTGTTCTTCGATTTCTTTTCTGAGACGTTCCTTTTCAGCGGCTTCCCTTTTGGCTCTTTCTTCCTTTGTCAATCCAGCCATTTTTATTTCCTCCATTTTTCCATTTAAAACAGAGCCATCTAATAAAAGATGACTCTGTTAAAGTTTATATATTAGACAGTAGTTTTCATGATGCCATATTTGCTATTTGTAATAAGTCCAACAACCCATCTCTTATGTAGAGAAACCTTCTGCGCAAGATTGCTATTCACAAACTGACCATCAGCAATAGCAAGAGAACCACCCTCAAATACGACCTGTACAAGTTTCTGTGTCTGAGGAGAAATCATGTAGATGTAAGAATCATCTAATGCGAAGTCATAATCAGCAGAACTCCAATCAATTTTCTGAGCAAGAGCGATAAGAGGAACATTCTTAAATACTGGCAGATAGCCAATCTTAGAATATGTTTCTCCAAGACCCATCTTCAGATAATCATTGGTAGGCATAATTGTACCCAGACCAAGTTCAGTACCAATAGCAACTGCCTTTGCACCGCCATTGGCTGCACCAACTCTTGCCGCAAGTTTCTTAAACGCAGTCTCACTATAAGCATTTTCTTTGAAGTTAGCAGTAAGTGTATTAAAACTATCCTTAACAGCAGCCATAATATCAATTGCAATTTCAGATTCAATAGACAAAACAACCTTCATTGCATATTCTGCATGATTCTCTTTACCAGCTAATACACGATAAAGATCTACCTCGGTTGTAACCGTATGATTAGTAGGAACGAGTGCTTTCTGACCAGTAAACTGTCTCTGAGCTTCTACATGCCTACGAGAATTACCATTCTCAACAACAGTAAACAAATCACCAGACTTTATATCAAAAACAGCAGAATCGCCATAACCGATAGTCTGTGTATTTGCAACCTGCATATAATCTTCTTTAACAACATCAGGAATAATCATATCGACAAGTTTATTGATAACTGCAAATTTTGCCCACTGATAAGTAGGATTGGTCGCATATGCTTCTTTATCCAAGAAAGAGCAATCAACCTTCATAAGATTTGCAATCTCTCTATCAATAGCAGCATTTACCAGTACTTCTTTTTCATCTAAAGTTTTGCTGGTATCATAACTTTTCTTTACAGAAAAATTAACTGCTCTATAGTTATTCACATAATCCTTCCATGCAGGAATTAAATTCTTTTCTCCATCCTGGGAGAAATTAACAGTCTTAAATGCCATTATGTATATCCTCCTTTAATTATGCTAATGTGCATACAGCTTCAATAGTTTTTACTCTTTCGTTTCCGATAGAAACAAAACTCTCATGAGTAATTTCATATACAAGATAATCAGTTGTTGCAGCAGATGCTTTTGCTGTATATCCAGTTTTGCCAACAGTAGGAACTAATACCTTAGATGTTTTTGCGTCAAATCCTTCTGCTACAGTAATAGCAATCTCATCTTCCTTTTCAGGAATATAGAAGTTCACAACCGTACCAGCCTTAAATACAACATCTCTTGGATCATCAGACAGCCCTCTATACTTACCTGCCTCAGTAACCACATCAGCGTTGTAAACAATACCAAACCTCTTAGTTGCCGCAACAGCAGATTCACCAGACCCACTAGCAGCAACAGGAGCAGACAGCGTGTAAACACCATCAACCTTTTCACCAATCGCAACAATGTCACCATTTCTCAATTCAATTTCTGCCTTGCCAGTTCTTACCTTGTCAGCAGACACATCACGTAAAATATATACATTTTTTGTTTCAGCCATTTAGATAGCCCTCCTTAAACTGTTTTTGCTAATCTATCCCAAACATTCGTAGATTCATCTTCCTGAACTACTGGGATAGAATTTCTTAAAGTCTCTACAGGCTTAACGCCATTCTTTTTCTGAACATCAAAAGCAAATGCCTTTAATTCATTTTTGAAACCATCAACACTGGAACACGTAAGAGATTTCTCACGCCACTGTTCAATTTCTTTGGCAGACAAAATATCAGCCACATCATTTAATGCACATTCAATAGCAACAGTTTTCTCTTCATTTTCCTTATTGGTCTTATACTGTTCTAAAGACGTACATTTCAATTCAAGAACAGAATAGTTGTTTTTCAGAGTAGTCAATTCCGCTTCGAGAGCAGAACATTTGACTTCCAATGCACTGCATTTTTCCTCTACAGTTTCACAGGAATTATTTTCAGAAACAGTGTTGTCAACCTCTTCATTCTTTTCATCTGCGGATGCTGCATTATCTACTTCCTTTGGGGTATCTTCTGTGTGTTCAACAGTAGTTTCAGATCTGGAATGATACTCACTTGTGCTTTCAACAAAATTGCCATTGTCATCATAAGTATCTGTATACTCAGAAACGCCTACATTTGTTGTAGTGTATTTTGTACCATTCTCTAATACCTCTGGAGTTTCCGTAGCAGCGTTAGTTACTTCTTTTGCCATAGTTTCCTCCTTGTTTTCACTATTTTTTTGTATTAAAAAAGAATCCTCATCGGATTCCTGATTAATTGAGTTATTTAGTCGTGTTTCAAATTGAAGCTGTGCTTTTTGGTAATCGTCATATGAAAATTTCACGACCTGCATATCAGCACCCTCACACGCCTCTGTAATAGAAGAACCAAGTATGGTTATGCCGTTATACACAAATTGATTAACTGTAATATAACCTTTTTCTTCTTTTGTGCTTTCGTCATATTCAATCAGCCACATTTCAACTGATACATTCTTATATCCATCGTCACGCTGTAATATCCTAATTAGGTCTTCCTGATATACATTCCATAGATAAGCATTTACTGTTAGAAATGTTTTGCCTAAATCTTCATCATATTCAAACTGAATATCTGCGTCTTTTTCATCTTTAGGCACAAAACCACACTGTACTTCTTCTGGTTCATGAGAACTTGCGTCATCTGTCCACATATCATATTTAAATAAGATAGGTTTGCCTAAAATAGTAAATGCAGATTCTTTAATGGTGTCTAATGAAAAACCATAACCATGACGAGTAACACCATCACTAAAAGCACGTAATCGAATTTTTGTAAATTGGGAGTCATTTATTTCTTCCAATGTTTTAACTGTTTCTATTTCGTTAATTGAAAAGGAGATTAGTTTCTTATCCACCAGTTTTACCTCCTTCCCACAATAACAATTTATTTAACAAATCTTTGGATTTTGTAAAAGCAAATTTTCCATTAGTGCTTGATAACACACAAAACCCGATAGATTCTAAATATCTTTTTGTATCAGCATCAACTAATACAATTGAATCTGACGGAATAGAAAAGAAGTTTCTTACAAACATTATTCTTCTTTAACCTCCGTTCCTTTTGTATTTGCATTCACATTTGCATTTCTTGTAGCTGCACCAGCATCAGATAATTCAGATTCATCTTTTTGATTCCGACCACCACTATTTTTCTTGTCTGCTTTTGATAAAGTGGATGCAGTTTGTACAGGTCTAAGATTTTCAGGAAAGCCCATAGCATACATCATATTTGTCATATTCTGTGCATCTGTTATCTGAATTCCCCTTGATGTAAATATACGAGGGGTAATCAATCCATTCTGCATATCAGTGTTAGATTGTTTTACTCTGTCTTCACGGTCAAAAATCGTTCCTTCAAACTGTATTTTCCACTTATATTTCTTACATTTCTTATTAATGTGGTATTCACAAAAGTTAGAGAACTGTCCATATACATCAGATATGTTTGCAGAATTGAATAATTTATAGATACCAGCAGAAGCCATATTTACTGTTGATGTCATACTTAATGCGTCTGTTGTGCCAGACTGTAACATGATATTTCTTAATTCTGTCTCTAATAAATTTGCTTCATTGGCAGACGGAGAGAAATCAAATGCTTTAAAATCTTCAAGCGGAGCAGCCTTAAAATCAACTTTACATCCAAGAGTCTCTTTGACAGCCGCTACAAATTTACCTAATTCTGATGCAGAAATAGCGAAATCATCTGATTTATTTCCGGTTTTATTACCTGTAAGCCGTGGAACAGTAGCAAATATAACTTTGTATGCTTCCAATTCCTTTTTTACGTCTTCCAATTCTTTATACTTATCTATCTTACTATAATCAATCATAGAAGAGAGCAGTGGCGGTACTGATCCTGCGAACTGTCTATTGAATTTGAATACAAAAGCATCATCTGGCATCATAGGAGTCCAATGCACCCATTTACCATTACGGTTAGGCATATTTGGACGATAATTTAACTTTCTGTTACTCAATGCTTTACTATACAACTTCCTGACAGCAGGAGAGTAAGCGTTGATATCAACACCACTATTCATAAAATATGACATATCAAAAGAGAATAAATATCCCAAATAAGAATCCGCATCAATCATACAGTGTGAGTGCGGAAGTTCTTGCAAATAAATATGTCCATCAAATTCCCTGTAAGAAGTAAAATATGTATCATACATACAAAGATTCCATAACACTTTAGAAAACTCTTCTTTTGCTTTAAAATTATTGAAGAATTTAGTCAGTTCTGCATAGTCTTCTTTATAATCTTTACTGTGAAATTCCGTAGCCGTGATTGGTTTACCATTTTCTGTATAAGGTATTGGATTCCAGTCAAATGTAAGCATTTTAGACCATAGATTGATTATCTGTTTATATAGACCAACAGTATTAAAATTAAAGAAAGAAAGTTTTCTCAATTCTTCTTCGTATTCATGTGGTTGCATAACCATTCTTCGTATCTGTTCTGTTGAAAAAGACGAAGAAAACATGTTTACATCTTTTAAACTTGTATTAAGCATCTGAGGAGATAACATAAATGTATTTCCATAAAAATGCTGTGAATTAAATGCCTTTATGTATTCGGCAAAATAAGACGATTCATAATCTGTGGATTGACTCAAATGCTACCTCCTTCCTCATAGATATGTGTATTGTTTTAATAAATCTAAATCTGATTGATCTTCATATGTATTGCTGTTACAAAACTCCATAATATAAAAAATACAATATGAAAGACAGCTAAAACGGTCTTTATTTAACTTTGCAACTGTTTTTTCTACAGTCAAATTACCATTATTGAGAACTTTTAATTTAAGGTTTGCTATTTCTTCAAACATAAAATCTGTTTGAACATAAGGCAAAACCTTTTCAATATAATGATCCATTTCTACCTGTGAGAACGTACTGTCCTTTCTCTTTTCCAAGAGTCTTAATTTTCCGCTATCAACAGCATCTATAAAGTGAGAAATTACTTTGCTTTGGTATGTCTGTGCTTTCATATCAAATAAACATGTATCGTAATCATTGGTTTCTGGTTGATTATCGGTGTTGATGGTATTCCAGCAAGGATATGTTTCGTCTGTAACAGGATCATATGTTTCCTTCAAAAGTTCATCAACTAGACCACTGCCTAGACCGTTGCCATCGACAATTACCATTAAAGCAGAATACGCTTTTCGTAATCTTTTTACTTCAATTGCCTGTGCAGTAAAGTTTTTGGTATTTGATATATTGACTGCATTAACAACTTCAAGGCTTTTTACTCTGTTAGTACGTTGATTTCTGACGACACGAATAACAGCAGCAGAAGATTGGTTATTTGCTGTACTTTCGCTACGAGCAACGTCAATACCAATATAAAATTCCTCTGTAATATCATCATTTGACAAAATAGGTTTTGTTAAATTTCTACACTCTTGTAATTTGTTTATATTAACTAATGCACCCGTGCTTGCCCCTACCCATTTTGATTCATAGTTCTGTGCAAAAGATACAATAGACATATCCTTTTTCTTCTGAAATATCTGACTTTTAGTAGATCCTCTACCATACCAAGAGGCAAGCCAAAAACTCGAACCAAGAACCATTTTACCTTTAATGTTTATCATATCATTAACCATATCAATAGAGCGTGCATACTCATCTGTTCCCTTAAATCCGGCAGTAGTAAAGAAATTGATCTGCTGATTTAATTCTTCCGGGTCAATAACAGAATATTTACCAATACAAACACGAGGGACTTCAACAATAGGAGCAAGAGCATCATCAAATAATTCATTATTTAATAACGCAGATTCTTCCACATTGATTCTTTTACGCCTTTGTCCTTTAGATGATTGAGCGTTTGCTAGGTTATTTAATACTGCACCGCTTCTAAAAAATATCTCAGCTTTTCCCTTTGCGAAGTTGGCTTTGATAACTTCATTCTTTAATAAAGGATAAAAACGCATAATTTCGTTATATTTATCCTCAAGAAGTTCAGAAGCATTTTCCTTTGTCTGAGCAGTAAGTGCAATTGTAATTTCGGGGAAGAATATGCAAGCCAGGATACTTGCAAGAATCTCCAAAAATGTTTTACCATATCCTCTGGGAAAAACACCATAAAGGCTAAAGAATCTCATCATAGAGCGTAGATACACACGCTGGTCTAAGTCCAGATTAATACCACCCTTATCTGGTTTTATTAAATCAAGAAATTTATCTGGATAGAATCGTGAAAAACTACAGAAATATTCCCAGTTATCGAGGTTAATGCCATGTTCATTTTTATCCACCAGAATCACCATCCCTAAATTCCACAGGAACAGTTATGAATTTCTTTATTGATTCCCGATTTACTTCTGACGGATCATCTTTAAAAATTCCATATGGATCACCGTATTGGTCAATATATTCTTTTTTCTTTTCATCGTAGAATTTGTATATATCTTCATAAGAAACTTTTGGGAGATTATTTAAATCCCTTTCATAATTGACATAGTTCCAAATAATAAAATCAGCAGCATCAATCGGTCTATATTTAAATTCTGGGAATATCTTGATCCTGTCCTTTGCTTCTTCAACAGCACGAAAAATATCACTGAAATTAGCAAGTCCACCTTGCAAATCGGTTTCAGATAATTGCTTTGGCGTTAATTTACCATCAATAGCAGCTTGAGCCGCTGCCTTTGACCATTTATCTGCATCTACAACATTTCCTTCAGCAGTAGCGATTTCTTCACGGACTTTTCTACTTACATAAGTAGCAAGTGCTTCTTCGTGCATTGCTGTTTTCATATTGTAGTTTTTTTCAAGTTTTTTATATTTCTTATCCATAAGGCGATACATTTTCTTTGTATAACCTTCGCCAAACTTTTCTACCATTTCTGGTGTAACTTCAAAATCATCAATCTGTGTAATATATACTTCATCATCTTTATCAGGTTTCGCAGACTTAGAAGTAGAAGTAATTGCGTTTGATAAAATTCCACCTTCCTGCATTTGAATTGATTGTAGAAAAGTGATTTTGGCATATTGGGATAGATTTAGATTTTTTATATAATTACCTATTAAATCTTTTCGTCCTTTTCCAGATTCAATAGCTTCTTTAGTTTCGTTGATTGCGCTGTCTAAAACAGATGGAGCATAAGCCCTATCCATAAGCTGTAACATCTTTTTAAAACCTTCAACATTTAAAGAACCGTCAGTATTTAGTGACTCTTTCTTAATACATGATTTACACACATTTGAAAATTTACCATCACTAGATGCTTGTGGATTTGTTATCTGATAAAAATTAGTAAAGGATTTTATTTTGTGGCAGTTGCCACATTCTTTTTCACCAGTAGGAACTTTGGATCTAATTTTTTGAGGCATGTTGCCACCATCCTTTCATTTTTTGTAGTTTTATGTTATAATTCAAATAAAAACAGCATTAATGACTGTTTGAAACACACATTAATGGATTGTATCCTAGGTATAATTGTTTTGCTAATTGTAATATATCCGATAAATATTATACTTTTAAAGGAGAATGTTATATAATTATGGAAAATATTTATAAAATGAAAATAGATAGTTATAAACAACGAAGAGAAAAAATACTGAAGAAACTACAACAAATACAAAAAGATAAATATAAAATATCAGAAAAAGAATTCGATAATATAAAAAATGAAGCTAATGAAATAAGAAAATATTTTCACTCAGATAATTTATTATGTCAATATGAAATAGATAATTTGTTAAGTGCTTTAGTTTCAGAGGACAATGATTTTATAAATAGAATGGTCTCAGAAATTTTAACGCCTTCTGAAAATAAATGTATTACAACAAACTCTTCTATAATTGTGTTATCGCCAATCAATGATAGGATATTAGAATACTTAATAAAAAATCCACAAGAATTATATAATTTAACCAGTGAAAATTTTGAAATTGTTATGGCAGAAGTATATACAAAACTTGGATACCATGTTGAAAGAACACAAGCAACTCATGACGGAGGTAAGGATATTATTATTAAGAAATCTGAATTATTAGGAAATTTTATTTATTATGTAGAGTGCAAAAAATATTCACGACAGAATCATATAGGGGTTGGGTTAGTAAAAGAATTTTTGGGCACAATTAATACTGATAGAATAAATGGTGGAATAATTGCGACAACATCCTTTTTTTCTTTAGATAGTAAAAAATTTATCTTCGATAATAAATATAATTGTATAATTAAAATGCATGACTATGATAAAATAAGAGAACTACTAAAAATAAGTGGTGAAAGTAAATAAACACATCTATAACAGTAGCAATTTTGCAGATTAAGCCCAATAAAACAATTCATTCAAGTTAGGAAAAGGTAGTGGTTATGCAGCCACTACCTTTTCTGTACTTTTAAATTCAAAATTCATGCGTTTGTTCATAGACAGCTAAATACCAATCTGCACACTCGCAAAAATCTATTTTGGGATCTTCCAAATATACTGTATATCCACAGATTGAACAAAATAAACCATTTTTTAAGATAATCTTATTTATATTATATTTTTCGCGTAAATATAATAATAAATATAACGAAAATAGATTATATGTTTCTAAACCACCCTCAGTTACATATTTGCGTACATAAATATCAATAAGATTTTTTATTGCATTTGGATTGTCCTGTCTTAATGTTGATGAAATTATCAAATAATCTGGAACATCCTCATCACAACCAGCTAAAGAACTAAAAAACATTAATCTATCTATTTTTTTGTTTTTTTGATTCTTCGTTGTAATTTTCATTGTTATCCAACATAGAAAACTCTTTTGTTTTATTAATTGCATCAAAATAGTCTATTTTAAACCATTCCCCAAGTTTTCTATCTATAGAAAAATAATCGTGTAACATTGATTCGACATTGGATGCTTTTTGTTTAGAAATTGTTTTGTATACATCTGGAATAAAATATCCACCTGCATTTTCCAAAGTGCGCTTTCTAAATTCAACATCGTGACTAATTCCTATTTTTACTAATCCATTTTCATTACACATAACATAGTTATGTACTGTTTCTTCACTTGTATTATTTTTAGAATTTATTTGCCCATCATAGAATTCAATAATTTCTGAAATTCCTTCCATCATTTTATTAAAAACTTGCATAGGTGTTTTGGTTTGTTTCTGTTTTTCAAATAATCTCATAGTTTTCACGCCTTCCCCACGCATTTCAATTTTTAAGAGAGGGCAGTAGAGCGTGGACTACCATTCACAAAGTTTGCAATTCTTTGTTATCCTCTCTGATTCAGTTACCAACTAATGAAGTTGACGATTCTCTCATAACTGCTAAATATTTATTCTATTTTTATTTCTACAAAGCAACACAAAAAGAGCCATGATATTTCACATGACTCTTTCAAAAACATTATTAAATTTACCCAATGAAATGCTTACTTCAAGAATTTCCATCTTGACAAAATATAAATCTGTGTTATTCTGTAATGATTTATATCTAACTCACAGGAGAAAATCAGAATGCACGATTTTGTATATGTAACCAAAAGGTCAGCACAACCAGTCAAAAACGAATTAATTCAAATTATCCAAGAAGTACAGTACATAATAAGACCATATTTTACCTTTCAGCCCAAGCCTGTAGGTAGTTCTAGTATAAACATGATTACCTATGACAGAAAATCCAATATAGGATTTGATTTTGATTATAATTTAGAAATCAATGACGATGATGAAAACTATAGCCCGAAAGAAATTCGCCACATAATGCGAAACGCAATAAATCAAGTTGCACCCAAGTATGGTTATAAACACTGTGAAGATTCCACAAAAGTATTAACTATCAAAAAGGTTAATACATTTATATCTCAAATCATACATAGCTGCGATTTTGCTCTTGTATATAACTGTAAAGATGGAAGACAGCAGTATATAAGATTCAACAAGAAAAATGGTAATTACACTTGGGAATATCAGGGTATAGGATTTAAAAACTTAGATAATAAAATCACTTGGTTAAAGCATAACGGATTCTGGGGAGAGGTGCAGAAGTATTATATTGATAAGAAAAATAGCAATGATAACCCCAATAAACGTTCTCGATCTATTTTTGCTGAGTCTATTAATGAAATGTATCAAAAAAGAAATATTGAATTTCAACAATCGTATTATAGCTGTGATTAGTATAATTATTTTAAGATATAATTACATTTGTAATCATAGTCCAGATATTTGCGAACCTGTTTCTGATACGGCTGTGGCTTGAAAATACTGTGCCAACTTGATACCCTAATATTAAGTATATAGAGTCAAAATATATTGTACCTTGCTGTTTCCTAAATGGGGGTCACTGTATTAGCACTCGCGGGCTTGTAGTTCCAATTCCCTTTCGCGTTCTGGGCAAACTCTGGCCCGCCTGAACTATTATTTAATGCAGGATATACGTCCGCAACCGCTTTCTTGACTGTGCCCATTCCGTTTAATTTATCATCCTTACCCATTTATAATTTGCAATTATAATACTAAGACAGTATATTTACCTTTATTAAATCTGAATTAATCAGGCTTTTGAATATAATTTTATTGCGATATACTAAAAATATATACTCTGTGTTAGGAATCATCAGAGAGAAGTATCCCTGTTCGTTATAATTCCATTTTAATTCGCTAATAGAACATTTTCCGTTATAAGTTGGTTGTTTTAATACATATGCAAAACGAATTGTATTTTTAACAACATCATTGTTTACAAACGCATTCATTAAACTTAATTGAAAATCTGCGTTGTCGCAATCATACATTCCGACACCGTTATTCAAAATGACATTTTTTGCATTTTCCCATTGTTTCTTTTGGCTTGAAGAAAATTCGTTGAATTGCTCTGAAGGAATATCAATATTTAACCTTTCAAAAACATCCCCATTAAAAGTATTCCACGTAGTTCCGCTATCAAAACTAAAAGCCATTTTTATATCCGCGTCTCCAGATTTTTCATGTATTAAAGAAAGATTATTAATTGTTTCTGCTATTTCTTTATCGATATCTTCGTTTGATACAATTAACTCACTTGACGATTTGATTCCTTGTATTACAAATTTTTCGGAATTTTTTTTGATTATTTGCACATCACCAAAGAATTTATCTATAGGTCGTAACCCGTTTAGATAGTCGGCATAATCAAACAGTGAATCACAAAATATATTTGTAAAATCAATACTGTTATCAAATGGAATATATGCTCCTGTTTCTGAATCATAATATTCTTCACTTATACAATATGTAATATCATCATGCTTTAATAAATATGAAGATTTTGATTTCTCTAAAAACCATTCAGAATCTATACGATATCCAGTACATACAAATTTATATGTGCCTGCTGGAAGTCCTTCTATGGTTAATTCCCATTGGCTATTATTAATCTCACTGGTTGTTTGATCTACATTTGAAGTTATATCTATATATGTTTCTGTTTCTTCGTTTAATTTTAATATTTTAAATTTTGCGCAATGTCCTTTCCAATTGTGTGTTCCAGAACGATAAATGTTTACTGGTTGCATAAATGTTATGATAAGATAGTGTTCTGATGACTGCCAATAGCACACATCCTTTGTATTAAAGTTATTTGATCTATTACCATCAAATAAACCATAAGGATTTCCGCAACCACTAAGACTATATTCCTTTATTTCATAATCACTCATTTCCTTTCCGCTTCCAATTAGCACAGTACTGTCTGGTTTAGGCTTTTGAGAGCTGTCAGAGTATAAATTTGCTGCCTGCGCTTCTCCTTTCAAAGAAACAAAATCATCTGAATTAAAAGGCTGTGATATATATAAGTCGTCTGAATAACTATCAAATTCTAACTGATAGGAATCACATATTTTAACTCCTGAATTACCAAAACATATATTTTCAGCATTATAGTTAAAAAATTCACTATTTTCACCGTTGAAAATTTTTAAGGTGCTTTCAACATTCTGGTTTCCATTTATAAATTTATATGCCTGCAAAATCAATTTTCCAATCAAATCTGTATTAATATCAACTTCTTTCTGTTCGTCCTTCAGTATGTTTTGGAAAGTGATTTGATTTATATTGGAAACACTCTGTCCGTTACCAGAAGAAGAACTGTTGATTTCATTCCCATCAAATAGCAAAACACCATTATCGGCTACAGTTATTTTGTCTAAAATATTTTTATTTGTGTGTACATGTAACTGTGTTGTATTTGATTGTAAATATTTTTTACTCAATACACTGTTGTCAAAATTTCTTAGAGAATTTAGTAAATATTCTTTATCAATTGGTTGTTTTTTATCTGCCATTTATGCTAATTCCTCCCATTCAGATGAAAAATCTATAGGAACTGTCTCAAAATCTCCAATGTTGGGAGTGTTATTTTCTATTTCAGAAATCCTATTTTCAATATCTATAACCCAATCTTGTTGCATTGGTCTTTCGTCTAAGAAATCTAAAGAGTTTTCTATTTTTATATTAAAAGGAATGGTTTTTAACGCATAATTTTTATCTGTTTCAGTTCCGATAAATATAATCGCAGCAGTTACATTTCCACTTCTATATGTTACAGAATCAGACAGTATCCAAGAAAACCTTAATAACTCATCATTATACTGAGTATTTACAGCATCTTCCGTAAAAGTTCCTAACTCATTTTTAACTATAAATTTGATATTTTTAGTAAGTAAATCTACATTATCATAATACCTACGGATTTCAAATGTAAGGATATTTGAATTAATATCACCACAAACAATCTTACCAATATTTTTAATTTCAGGTGTTTTTTCTATAATTTTTATTATTTGATGTTCATCTTTCATAGAAAATCTTATAACATGACCTTCTAAATCAATAAAACTTGTGTTATTCATTAGCTAAAACTCCTTTTTGTTTGTCGATTTTACTTGCAAACCGACTAAAAAGAAGTCGGCAAATACATCATACAAAGCAGGACAATCGAAGTCCATTCTTTTCAGAACACATCTATTAGCAACAGAGTCCTATACCTAATAGGTTTACTTTACAAAATAGGAGAGTGGTGTCAAGCCACTCTCCCTAAATTAATTGTTCTTACAGAACTTCCTCAGAAGTAGCTAAAAAGTCATTTACGTTGCTTCTTGCTATTTCTAAAAGTTCATGAATCTTTGTTTTGATTTTTGTCTCAAATAAAATAATTTGTGCCTGTGTATATAATTCCTGTGTTGTTAAATATTTTTCGTCCAATAATTCTTTTGAAACTTTATTATAATCAAGTTCCAAACTAATGCTTAAATTTTCATCAATGGGAATTTTCTGATCATTTAAATCTAAAGTCACTTCAACAGCATCTTCTGCATCAGACATAATTGGATTACCATTAGTAACAATAAATTTTCCCTTAAATTCAATATCTGCATATCGTAATACCTGTGGAAAGTCTTTTGCCATTTCAAGTTCATCGGCTTCTGTCATAGTGCTTGTACCCCAGATTGGTACTAAAAGAGTAGAGTATTTTCCAGCTTCAATATCTCTTTTGGGTTCAATTCTCATTATTTATTTTCCTCTCTTTCTTCATCATGTAGTTCGTTATAGAGATCTCTAATATAGATGTACAAATCTCTAAGCACATCTTTACTAAGGGAGCAGCTTAGATCCTGATACTTCAAATCAACATTATCTATTAAAAAGTCAACCTTGTTTGTATTTCTATTTACTTCAAATTTTGCAATAGTAGTAGGAGAGAAGAGTAGTTCTAGCATATTCAGAGTTGTTCCACCATTACTTCTAACACTTCTGATTTCTCCCATCTTTAAAGGTCTATCAATATCATGAGTTCCCATTTATTTACCAACTTTCTTTTTATATTTTTGTTTTTATTATAGTGGGTGTCTCTGGACTCGAACCAGAAGTGCCGAAGCCACAGATTTACAGTCTGCTGCGATTCCAATTCCGCTCACACACCCATAAAAATAGGAGAGTACTGAAGACTCCCCGAATTGTTCTGTCTTTCCAGAATGCCAGACCGCACAGCAATCATTCGCTAATTACTACCTATCACAGACAACCACTCCGAAAAGTAGTAGAATTGATTTCCACATCAAAATTCATAAATGCCATACCTTGAAATTGGAGTTTCAAGACAAATACTTACATATCAGACAAAGATTTCTTTTCTATATCTTTGATACCATCTTCTCCAAAGTATTGAGCAAACTGTTCATCTGCATCTATGTCTTTATAAGTGGCAACCATGTCATTTGATTCCCAACCAACAAGATTTTTAATTACATCATCTGGTAATCCACTACGAGAACAACTAGTTGTGAAGAAGTGACGTAATGAGTGCCAGTAAAACGGTACACCTAAAATTTTTGTAAATGTATCTGCCCAACTATCCATAGTTGTAATTGGTACTTGTTCATCAATATAAACACCATTTTCTTTTCTTGGAATCAACCACTCAGAGGTAATATTGTTTTCTTCTCTATATTTTAACCATAAATCTAAGTATTTCTGAAAACCATTTTTTAGTGTATAAACTATAAGCTGCTTGCCACGTGATCCTCTACCCTTGGTAGTTACAGTCTCAGGTGTCTTATATAAGGAACCATAAATGACATTTTCATTAGTAAAATATGATAACTTCATTCTTGGCAATTCTGCTTTTCTTCTACCATTATTCATTGCTAATGAAAGCATACACGCCTTATCATACTGTTCTTTTTCAACAAGTTTATCTAATAATTCCTGTAACTGGTCTTCTTCAAGAATTGTTTTTTCTCTAACGGCACAGGCTGCCGGACTTTCAATTTTTCTGATAATCGGTCTATAATCTTTGAACTCATCATCCATCATATTTTCGATGAAGTTACTCATAGATGAGAGCGTAGATTTTACCCTTCGCATTCTTGCAGGACTCCAACCCAAAGTATTCAAACAATAATTCTGATATTTTGCAATTTCTCTTTTAGATAAATCTATAAAGAATTTATTATTGTTATTATCAAGATTCCAGCACCAGAAAATATTTAAGTCATTGCGATAGGCATCCACTGTAGATTTACTTCGATCAATGGAAGTAAGATATTCTAAGAAATCGTTTCCCAATTGAAGATTTTCTGGATTGACCTTTGATATTTTTTCTGGTGAAGAAATACTGTTATAGACAGTTTTTCTACCATTTCCCATAAAATATTCACTTCCTTCCGTTCAATAAGTAACTTGTCACATCACAAGTTGACTGGCTACTTGCACCGCCAATATATCTCTATATGTGAATTAATCCGATTTATTATTTAGCAAATCATCAATTTCAACATTATTTTCTCTACATAATGACACAGCTACACTGATTGCGTTTGCTAATTCTGAATCATCAATCATATTCAATGTCTTAGGTTTCTTTCCAGTAGTGTTGATATGATTGGTAATTCTTGAATTTATATTGATACTGTGTTTGTATAAAAGTTCTTTCTTGTATTTATTCCATGCTTTACCAAATTCTCCAATAGAAGAAGCATACGCTCTAACCAAAGAATTAATCAAAGGCCTATCTGCCCATTCAAGATTTTTCTGTGCAAGAAGATCGTTCTCATTATTTAAAGAAACAATTTTCTTTTGTTTTTCCTCAATATTAACAAGCAATCCTTTAACTAGCGATTTCTGTTCATCTGGAACATCTGAAAAATATGTATTTACCATTAGTTCAACATTATTAATATAACCACCTGTTTTACGGATTGTAGGTAAGACTTCATCAAATACCCAAGACTCAAATTGTTCTGCTGAATCTAATTCACTATGAGTTATTAATCGGTAAATATCTCCTTCAGGAATTACATTTACTCTTAATGTCTTGGTTTTACTTTGCGGATGAGGTATGTGGTGTTTCACCACCCACCTACAATGTTGCTTTATGGCATTCGTCGAATCTTTATACCCAAGTGCTTTTGCAATATCACTTGCTACAAAATATGGTTTTCCGTCAAGCTCAAGTGTTCTAATTTCTCCAAATTCTTCATTTGAAAAAATTTGAAGTTCATTATTTACATTCTGATTTTTAATATCGTGGTTATTATCTTTTTTCTCTCTCATTTATAATCTCCTTTTATTCAAAAATATTATTTTCAGTAAAAGGAGAGTGGGAGGTAATTATCCTCCAAGTCTCTCCATTGTTGGTGTGGTAGGAGTATACCCTACACATGCGTACCACCAATGGTTTATCCGTCTAAAGGTAATCAGCCACTTCACTGATTGGTAGTTACTTTCACTCACTGCAAATCTCTAAGCTATACTTCTCCAAACAAAAAAGACTTACGCTCAATTTTTGAACGCAAGTCTTCAGGTACATTCAATTCAGTTTCCTAACTTCCCCAACAATTCTTTAACAGTAATTTCTTCTCCGATAGAAACACACTCATCTAAACGATAGAAGAGTAGTTCTTTGAGAATTATTAACTCATCGTCTGTGAGGTCTACGGATTTTACAATTTCATCATACAAAGTTATTTCACCGCCAGTCTGAATTATAGTGTCTTAACAGATTTACTAATCGTAAATTTCAATTCATCATGTGCTGGCTTTGTCCATTCCTTGCCTCCTGCAAGAGCAGCAATACCACTTCTCTCAGCAACATGCTTTACAGAAAACGTACCAATTCCAGGAAGAGGAACCTTTTCATCACGACTCTCGTTCAATGCTCCAAGTAAAAACTTTCCATAGGCATCCATAACTGCCTCTGCAACCTTATTTGTAACTTCTGCCTCAGAAGCAACAGCTTTAATCATATCATTCTTTACCATTATAAAAATCTCCTTTGTTTTCAATGTTTTTCAATAAAATAGGAGAGTAGCATTTACTCTCCAACACATGTATTTGTGGCTTTGTCAGCCAAATAAGTTAGCGGTCTCACCATTTCTGGTTGACAATATAATAATCGCCCACTCGTGACAATTTTACTTGTAATTCTATAGGCTATAACTCGCTTTATGTTCTCATAAATTTGGTTATATTTAATGTCTCATCCCATGCTCATGACCACCCATAAAATTAGTATTCTATTGCAATTTAACATTATAACAACACTGAACTCCCTGTTCATCACACACTAAAACGGTCTGTGAAGCCATTCCTGACAGCCTTTTTGAAATAGTATAATCATCACCAGACGGTGCAAAACTACCAGACTGATAAACCTGTATTCCATTAAACTCATTCATAGCAGGAGTGTGCTTATGTCCACATACAATATGTTCTGGGCAAAATCCAAGCATAGTTACTAAATTACCTATACCAGTTTTAGAAATTGTATCGACATCACCATGTATGAGAAGATAATTTTTATTTCTAATATTTGCCTCTCCAATAGTAGAATCAAACTTTCTATGTGTCATATTATGGAAGTTATCTATATGCTTAAGAAGATTACATACAGTCCATCCAATCAAGTCATCAAGACGTTCATCCTTAATGGCATTATCCTTGTTTGGATTAAGACGTGAATGATTTCCGGCTATATTATAAAAATATACATCTTCAAAATATTTTGTTAATTCATAACAAAAAGAAGATATATATTCTATTGCTAATTTTACCTGTTCTATAACATTTTCTTTATTTGAAATTTGTATTGTCTGATGGATAAGCCCAGAAATCTGATCTCCAATACTACACACATGAATTTTTGAAGAATTATGTATTTTTGCAATTTTTATTACATCGTTTAAATATTTATCCAATTCTTGTTTGGCTATATCACTATTATATTCTCCCCAAAAAGACTTAAATGTTTGCCCTATATGTAAATCCGCAAGGCAACAAAGTAAATCTGTAGTTCCATCTACTTTAGGAATGTCATGAATCTCAAAATTTGCATTACCAACGGTAGGAATAATATCCTCAATAATGTCCATAACCTCATCAAAACGAGTATTTTCATAATTTTGCTTACTCCATGCACGTCTCTGATCGCGGAATTTGATTGTGTTACGCTGAAGTTCACGATTCATTACATCAAGTTTCTGTTGGTATTCTATTGATTCCATTTTTGAAAAACAATTATTATAGAATTTTTTAGCTGCTTGATACTTCTTTCTCCATGCAGATTCAGTACGATATAATGTTTCATCGTCTCCTAAAAGTTCATAATTTACAATATCATTTATAGAAGCCCAACTCTCTAATTCTCCAGAATCTACCGATTGACCAATTCTCCATAAATATTGTTCTTCTGTTTCGGTGGATATTTTTCTTGTATCAGTAATGGTAGCACCTACTTTCACTCATCATCTTCTTCAGGAAGTTCATCCTCTGATTTGATAGAAACACTAAAATCAATCGGTTTTCCTGCAAATACTTTTAAACATTCAGCAATAGTAATATCTTGTTCAATCTTATTTTCATCTGTATAAGTAATAACTGTTCCATCATCGGATAGCATACCTTTTACTGCAACTTTATCAGTGATAACTCTAGTTTTTGTTAGCTGTGATTTTGCCATAAATATTTTTCCTTTCATGTGTTATATTTTTATTAGAATTTATATATTTTTCAAATTGTTGGGCTATTAACGGTGAGCCAAGCAACGGAGGACTGTTTATGCTAAACAGACAAAAAATAGTTGTGACAGGATTTGAACCTGCGTACTCTTGAACCCAAATCAAGCGAGAACAACCAAACTTCTCCACACAACTTTAATATAAAAAGAACAAATGACGATACCACTAGAATAGCAGTACCGCCACCTGTATATAATGGATCACTCTTTATAAACGCCTCTGATTCAGAAGGACTCTCGTATAATATTATCGGGAGTTAGAATCAAAATCTACTTCCAGAGCATGTGAAGTCGTACAGTCTCGCTTGGTGAACTTAACTGGTCTATATCACGTTTCACAAGTTTTTTCATACAACATCACACCAACTAACTTATAGTTGCATGTCAGACGAAAATATTTTTAACAAAACAACAATTGCAAATTCTGTAATTGTCAAATTAAAAGATAAGTTTTATTGCCAAATTACTTTGTTTTCCATACTTGATATATAACACCATAAAAATACCTATAAGCATTGATTTTATCGTAAAAACTAAGATTTTCTATTTGTGGTTATACGTTTTTGATTATATTCTTTATATCTTTGCAATTCTCTTTCTCTTGCACACTGATCGCAATATAGTCGCTTATTGCCGGTTTTTTCTATTACAGAACCACATTGTTTACAACGGGAATAGATATTTCCATGTCCACGCCTTACACCATAGTATTCCTTTTGGTAATTTTTAAAGTAGTTATCCAATGTTCTGCATATATAACCAACATAGAAGTGATCCTCGGTTAAAAAATCCAACATTGTATTTATTTTTGTCTTATCTTCATATTTTCCAATGAGTTTACAATTATCAAAACATCTTCTAAGAAATTCCTCAACAACCTTTTTGTATTCATTCCAAGACAAAGACATTTTTTCTTTTTGTAATTTTACTTTAACCTTTCCAGCATTATCTATCGCATCATCTATAATTTCTGTAACAGTTTCAGCATCCATATCAATTCCAGATATCCATTGATAATATAATTTTTTAGGGGCTTTCAGTAAATCCATATATTCTTTACTTAAAACAACTTCTCTATCAAAATATCTGGTATATATATTGTTTATTTTTTGTTTGATGATAGAACACCAATTTTCATCTTTTGTCATTGATTTATAGTATGTATACTCAACATCTGACCAAGTATCAAAAACTTGTCCAAGTTCCGTTTGTAATAAATCTTTTCTGACATTAAACTTTATTGACTTTTTATATGTTCTACGTTTATTATCAGAAGACCAGATAGAAGAGCAGAACGATTTAAAAATATCGTCCTTTTCTTCTTCTGCTTTTGCTTCTTTGTAATCCTCTATAATTTCGTACAAAAATGAATCATCACATTCGTATATATGTATCACCTGCCTCAAACTCATAATACTTGCCAAGATATTCATAAGAATCATTGGTTTTATAAGGAACTTCTTGTATCGAAACATTTCTTTTAGGATTTGTATTATTCCTTAAATTATCAATGATATAATCACCATAACCAGCCCATGCAAAAGATTTACTTATAGAGATGGAAGAGTATGAAACCTTGATTACATAGTTTGCAATCAATTCTTCATCTATTTGCAATTCTTTCAATATACGTTTTCTGTATTCTTCAACAACAGCATCCATATTAAATTTATAATTCTCATCATCTGACTTTTCTCTACGGAGATTTATGTGTTGCTTGATTTCAGTAGCATACTGATTTACATATCTTCTACATATCTTCATAATTTTCTTATCAGATAAATCCAAATCATTATTGATAATCAAGCAACTGGTATCAACCAAGTTATTTACATCATTATCCCAAAGAATATTCTTCTTCTCCCATGTGCAAATATAGTCACATAATTCATTCATGGGAGAAGGGGAGTGGTAAGCATTTAACTTTACTTTATCTTCCTTATTCTCTATCTGTCTGTTTTTTTCAGATAATGTTTTATATGTTTTAAGTTTAGAAGGATAGTTATAAAGTAAAAAATATGGAAGCTGCTTTAAATGCTTTCTTAATCCGCTGTTCATATGCCAACGAAATCCCGTTTTTAAAAAGTCGATTTCTTTTCCTTGGAAGATTCTAAGCAATGATGAATAATTTGAATACAAAGTTTTAATATCTTCGTTGGTAGTATATCTATTTTCAATACTTGTCGCTACGTTTGTTATCTCGCCAATCCTATTATCTCTAGTCATAACCTCATACTCAATTATATTTTCTTTCGTATAGGGCTTTGACTGTGCTGTAACCTTATCCTCTATATCCAAAATGATATGTTTATCAATTTTAGAATCAATGATTATAGGTTCATCACACAATAAGAAAATATCTCCATCGCAGTCAGCTCCACCCTGTTGTGGAAGAGATACATCATACATATTAAACATTACAACATCTTGGTCTTTGAAATAGTCAAACCATCTACTGATAATATCATTCTTGGCAATTTTAACTTTGTTTACCTCTGATGGATCTACTAATGGGGAGCGAAGTGAAATAATATCTCCACAATCAAAATTACCACTATATATTTCTCTTTTACCCAAACAACCAACAGGTTCCATACCAACGGCATATTGTAAATATCCAATCATATCGCCAACACCTGTGTGATAAAATCCTGAACAATAAATTTTTCCGACTTTTGCTTCATCAATAGATTTCTTCAGCTTACGATATATAAACTGCTTCACGGCGGGATCTTTTAACATAACATCATTGATAAGAGCAGCTTCAAGATATTTATTCTCTGGTTCATAACCATCAGTATCCATAATACCCATGAACTTATAACTATAAAACTTATCGCCTTTTATTATTTTTTCAAATAGGGTAGTAGTGTATTTGGCCAAAGTTACAATTTTCCCATCATTATTACTGTCAAGGACATCATAATCACCTACAGATTTATTTTCATAAGCATCAATGTACTTTTGATTCCACAAATCCAAGCATTGTAAATATTGGAAATTCATTCTGGTATATTTGTTTAAATGTTTTAAATGATGACTATATTTACTAATACCAAGTTTGAATTTATATTTCCTGACAGTATTCATATATTCTGTCCAAGCGTTATCGCCATACTTTTCTTTGAAAATCTTGTGACCTTTGAACATAGAAATATTCCAAATACAATCAACCATGCTGATAGGGTGTTTTGTACCATAAATATCTGTTATGTATTCATATCCCCACTCTTTGAGAATCTGTCTAAATGGAACATAAACAGAATATCCCTTAACAAATGGCAAACGCACCTGAGTCCCAATCACATTATAATCAAGTCCTAATTGTGCACTGACATTTTCCATAAAACCATGCTCATGACAGCCACAACCATCAAAAGGAGAAATTTTCAGATCTTTATAACCTTCTTCAATTTCTCTTGATTTATATTTTTTTGTTTTACCTGTTTCTTTATCTATAAATTCCTTTTCTCGTTCAACAACATATTTGATTAACTGGTTCTGAAGAGTCTTCTCGTATTCGCCAATAATTACAATATTGGGCATATAATCTTTAATTAAGGTACAGGAGCTAAATGACAAACACCTCTGTGCCTCATACTTTGAGATTACACATTCGTCAATTTTAATATCCATTTGTGTAATCATATATAATTCATCAAAAATTGAATCACATACAAAAGCTGTAATGCCATCCTTGCCTTGCGAAGCTGATTTCCCGAAACGGGTATAATGAATACCGTTATATGTAAAGCCTTTATCTAAAATATGTCTCAAATCCTCTTCCTGTTTAAGATTCTTTTTTGCTACAACAAGAATGATTTCGTCTATATGCGAAGAAAATTTTCCACGCAATCTCTCAATTTGATCAAATAAAGGAGAGTCACCTTGAGCGATAAGATATTCCTCTTTTATTTCTTTTTCTCTGCTGACAATGGCACTAAAGTTTTGCTTGATAAGTTCCCTGATTGGAATTTTTACAAGTGTATATTGAGCTGTTTCTATTTCACGTTCCTCCTCACTAAACATATTTAATTGCTTCATTATAAAAGTCTTTTGCGATATTTTTTAGTGCTTTTGTTGATATTTCATTTCTAATCCAATTCCAGATATTCATGAGTAAAATATCAAAACATGCTTCCATAGACGGATTGGTTATATATTTAACTTGTTTTTTACCAAACCAGTAATCGAAGATATTTGTAAACCATAATATTACTAAGAAACATTCATCATCATATAATGATCCTTCAAGTGTAACAACTTTACCAGAAGACTCTTCTGGATATTTCATATCAATTTCAGAATTTCTAATTTTCATCATATTTAACACGTTATTAACATCTTTATCGTTATTGACATTCCATAATGTATATCCGTGTGGAATAGGTGGTAATCCTCTAACAATACCACTAATAGATCGCATTTCCGTATTTAACAAGTAATTTCCAAATATTCCATATGTCTTAAACATATTCTCATCTCCTTATCCCATTGAAATTTCTAATTTATCTAATTCGACAATTCCAATTGTTCTTATCAATAAACCACTCGCTATTCCACCAACATATATAAATACATTGTGGTAAATTATGTATTATTGGAATAATCCATTTTGGTTTCATCATGACTTTATTCTCCCATAGTCTTAATATCAAATCCTAGCCACTCCAATAAATCCCTCATACCATGAAAACATTCATAGTGACGATACTCACCATCCAAGTTTTCAATATATTCTTCTCCGTCACAAATTCCATCACCACAAGAAGCGCAGTAGTGTAATGTTTTTCTAGGTGTGTAATTTGGGCACATGGAATGACAAGGATTTATTTTACATATCTCACAGATTAAGCAACACCTCCCACACCATATTTCTCTATTCGTTCATGTACATATCCGTCATTGGTTGTATAGTAAATATCTTTAATTCCAAGATCCTTAATTGCTGCCATGCAGGAAGGACAAGGACGTGATAATCCAAACGGCTGATCCTTGCGAATCCTATATATGTATAACTTGACTTTTGAAAAGTTAATATTCAAATGTCTGATAGAAATTTATACAGTTAATTTCTGCGTGTAACTTTGGTAACATGGTATCTGATGGTTTGCGGTATTTATTATATTTCTTCTGTATTGGATGAGTTTTATTACAGTTGCAACCGATGCCAATAATACTACCTTGATAAACAGCTACACATCCAATATGAGTCTTATAAAAATCAGATATTGTAGCTGTCTGCCTTGCCTTATCAAAATATCTGTAATCACTCTTTGTCAGCATTTAACTTTACCAATCTTTCCTGCTCAAACAACTCATTGCCACGCTCAAAACATGCAAGTTCATATTCGTAGCGTTCTACAAAATGGTCAAAATACCTAACACCATTCTCGCTTTCAACAGTGGCAGCCTGATGAACAATTCTGCAAATATTCTCTACAATGGTTTCTCTGGTTCCTGATATGTATTGTGTGTCAACTTTTTTAGAAGACAACATCATACGATCCTCAATATCATTACGATTTAGCCACATAGAAAGAGAGTATTTACTATTAGGTTTATCAAAATGATATGCACATTCCACAAAGTAGTTTTTATATCCAAAATCGGATAGCTCAATTGTAAGCGTGTTGCCTTTAAATTTTGGTTGCATCAGTTCTTTTAAACTTCTCTTCATTAACATTTTTAAACATCCTCCATATTTTAAATTGTACATTAGATTTTTTAGTATAAAATTTCACAGTCGATAACTTTATCAACAAGTGTGTTAAAATTTTCTACGCTAATGTACACCATTTAATTTCTGACAAATAACGGTATCTCAGTTGTGTTTACTTGCCTGATATTTTCTCATACGTTCACCAGCAGCAATTTTCTGTTCTTCAGATAGTTCTCTTTTCTTTGCTCTGAAACTGATAAGTGTTTTGTCTTCAACACGATATGTCTTTCCCCTTCCACTATCAGCGATGAGAGAGTACATATCTGGACTTGTCTTACACAATTTATCTAACTTGGTCATATATGTGGTGTCAGAAGTATAGATAGTAGCAAAATCTTCGTCACGCATAAAATTAATGCATACTTCTTGTTCTGAAATGGATATAGAATTAGATGATTTTTGTTCTTCGATAATTTCTTCTTCATTTTCATCAATGTCTATGTAACCAGATTTATTTGCCATAATTTTTATTCCTTTCGATGCCTTCCCTATATTTTCTCCATTGTTTATCAGCTTGTTTATCTTTTGCTATACGACTTGCGATTTGTGAGCCGTTGTTATTATCTTTTCCTCTATAATCTGTATTGAAATCAGATGGATAAATCAGTCCTCCAAATGTAGTGTGGTCAATTTCATAAGTTCCATATCTGTTAGTTTTGTATGTCATTAGTTGCTGTAGTTTCTCCTTTTCTGTTTGATTTTGTTTGTTAAATTTGTTTTGATTGTTGTCATAGTTTTTGTTCTCCTTTTTAATGATGGTGGTAGTAGTGATTAGTATTGATTCAGAATTAGTCTTGGTAAAATTTTTTACTTACATAATTTTGAGTTCTCAAGAATAAAATTCCATATTCCAATTCCTTCTCATAGTTATGTTCTTCTTTTGTACATTGAATTATTTGATTATTTCTCCATATATACCGATAAGGACAGATATAAATAATATCATCAGTGTGCCAATTATCATTAGAATCTTTATATCTTGGCATCCTATGGGTTTTTATTAAACCAAGTTGTTCTAATACTTCTGTCGCTTTTGCAATCATTTTTCTATCACTACCTATAAAAGCAGCTATAGACTGAAACTGTGAATAAAATATTTCTGGTTTATTCTTCTTAGATTTTTCAGAATGTCCAGATGATTCATTCGTTCTGATCCAAGTAAATGCCTTGATATAAGCTAATAGAAGAAATAATATACTTTTGTTAAGAGGCTTATATGGTGATTGATACTTATTTATTGCCTCTACTTCAAAATCATATAAAATACCAAAATTGTTTTTTGGATTCATTTTTTCCATATTAATCAATGATGACTGAAAGGTATTCTGTATATATTTCTCTTTATCAAAGTCAATGATGTATCTATTTTCAAAGAACCAATCCATGCAATCTCTAAACTTGGTAAAAATATTTTTTTCAGTACCCCTATGCCAGTTTGGTTTATACTTACACCACTGAATCATATAAATAGGAGAGTAGTGAACAACGTTTTCCCATGTTTGGTTATAATTTAAATAGAGCAAAGCCGATAATCTGTGTTCTGGTAAAGTATTTGCCAAAATTACTTCTTTTGGAATCTTTACAAAACGATTTACTGTATCTGGTAATTCTAATGTAGCTGTTGGTGATTTATTATTCTCTATGTAAAAAACGCCTCCTTTCTTATACCCACTTAGTTTTTCTGTTTTTTACACGATCATATTCTGTTTGTAATATTTGTTTTCTCTCTTCGTATGAGTAAATTTCCTGAGAAATAATTAACTGTACATCATATCGTTCTAATCTTTCTACATCATCTAATTGATCTTCAGAAAAATAATTTCGTATCTGTTCATTAGAAGATATATTATGTTCTTTGCGATATTGAGTAGCCGACATTCCAAGTATTACAGTATTTAGTAATGAAAACTCAATGGAATATAAGTTGCCATTGGTAATCCACTCAGGAACACCATTAAGTAATTCTTCTCTTTTTGTGATTAAAGCACCACGCAATTCTTTGCAATTAATTAAGGTGTTTTTGCGGTTTGTATTCCAGTTTGTACGATTTTTAAATGCTTTTTTTATAGCGATAAAATATTTTCTCACTAACTTGGACATTTTCTTTAGCTCTTCGGATGTACGTCCACCTTTAGAACCAGCAAGCATTGCAATTTCCTTTGCATCGCTGAGCTTTAACTGATAATCAACTAATCCACTCCCCTTTAAAGGTGAATCAATAAAATAATCTATGTTTTCAACTAGTTCCAAATCTTCAATTTGTTGTTTGATCCAAGTTGAAAAATCTCGACTAACTTTTAATTGATTATGTAGTTCTTTTGCGCTAATTGTATTATTTTCATTTTCTTGTAAAATAGGCAAAAGTGACTGATATTCAAGGATTGTGGCTATTTCATTATCAGATAGTCCATATTGTTTTAATTCTTCTTCAGTAAATTGATCATCTTTGAATGACTCGCTTTCATATACTTTTTCTTTTCTTGGTTTCGTGTTATTTTTGTTTGTAATTCTCATAATTTTGTTCCTTGTATAATGTATTTAGGTTGTTCAAGGGATACCTATAAACCCTTAGACCTGCTTCTTTACATCTCCAGTCTGAT